TATATAGCTTTTTCCTCCTCCGGTTGGTAATTCTATATAAATTTTATTTTCTGTTAAAAGTTCATTTCTACTATACTCAATAATATCTCTCTGGTAATCTCTTTCATTCCAAATATAATTATTATTTAATGTGGTTGTTTTGAGTATTTTGATTAATGCTTTGGTGTCTATTTTTTTCATAATATTTTTTATTCTATTTGTTCTTAAAAGATTATAAATTTCGTGTGATGTCAATTGTTTAAATTCAATATTAATAGATTTAAGATAAGGTTCAATGAGAGAAATTATTTTTTTATTATAAAATTCTACTCCAGCATCATATTTAATATTGAATTCTATAAATTCACATTGTAATAAGCGTTCAACAATATGAATTTTTTTAATTGACATTTCAAATACAACCTCAAAATGTCCTCTTTTAATTTCGCCAGTAGCATATGTTGAATCTCTCTCTGGAATATTGCTTGCTTTACCTAATTTGCAAGCATCATATGTATCATAAGACACGTGATATCTAATATAAATATATCCTTTATCAGGTTTCATTCTTTCGTTCATTGTTCTCATTAATTATTTATTATAAATTATTTAATAAATCAATTTTTTTATTAAATAATTTTAAAGTATAAAGTAATATTAATTCTATTTACCATTTTCGCAAGAGAGTTCTCATCATGACAAATCCAGCCGAGTAAACTAGAAGAGTTACTCCAAACAAAATGGGTCGCTTATAATTATTTTCAGGGTCGTCCGGATATTCATCCGTATATGCGGCATATTCAATATTCATTTCCTTTCCTTCATCTAAAAGCATAATTGCCATTGCGGAATAATTATGCAAATCAATTAAAGTATCCCTCATTTTTTCGTCATTAACCAAAACAATGCCATTTTTAGTAATAGATTGGAGTCGCGAAATTTTATCTCCCATTCTCATCAAAACCCCAATTGTTCCATATCTAGCAAACGCATCACCATAGTCTTTATTTTTTCTTTCAAACAAAGCCAGTCCTTCATGTTGTACATTTTTCATTTGATTTACTCTAATAATATTTGGAATAACTGACTGGACAACATTTTCATTATGAGAGAGAGGTGCATTATATTCTTTATTGCAAATATTAAAACGCGATACAAAATAACCTAGCATAGACGACTCTTATTATATTTCTATATTGTTACCTATCTTTTAAATACTATTAATTTGTATTTTTTCAATATAATTAGATATTATCTTATAAATAATGATTTTTTCATTGGATAGTTTTGTTGAAAAATTTGTAGATGATTTAGATGTAGATAAAATTCCAAAGGATATTGATATAATTATTAGTGGGGGAGCATTTAATGGTAGTTATGGAATGGGTGTATTGCTTTATATAAAAAAGTTAGAAAAATTAAAAAAAATAAAGGTAAATAGAATATCAGGAACAAGTGCAGGTGCTATATTAGGTTTCGCTTATATTATAGATAAATTAGAATTAATAAATGATTTATCAAATGAATTAATGAGACAGTTTAAAAAAACTTATAATTTTTTTCACATGAGAGAAATGATAATGAATTTTGAAAATTATATGAATAAGAATGATTATGAATTATTTAATAAAAAATTATATATAACTCATTTTGATAATATTAAAAAGAAAATAATTATTAAAAGAAAATACACGAGCAATAAAGATGTACTAGAGCAATTGATTAAAACGAGTTTTATACCTTATTTAATGAATGGTGATATGAGCTATAACGATAATATTGATGCCGGGTTCCCGTATATGTTTAAAAATGCAAAAAAAACAAAAATAATGTATATAAATTTGTTATCACATAATCACATATCACAAGTAATATCTGTAAAAAATGAAACAAATGGATATATGCGTTTATTTAGTGGTGTTTTAGATGTAAATCTTTTTTTAACTACGCAAAAATCAACTGATTTATGTAGTTATTTAGATAAATGGACAACCTTAGATTTTATTAAATATAGAGTAACTGAATATTCATGGATTGTTATGTTAATAATTTTAGATTTAATGAATAAAATAACCGAAAAAATGCCAAACGAAATAAAAGAATACAAATATTGCGTTTGGATTAAGCATATAACTCGTAATTTATTTATGGATATAATAGGAAGGGTAATGAATTAGATAAATGTATATCTATATCTAAATCTATATATCTGTCAAATAATTGAGAATTTTTTTAATTACATAAAAGATAAGAGAAAATAATACACTATTAAAAACATATCCTGATAATTTTGGATTTCCATCTTTATTAAATAATGATGGTAAAAATGAAAATAAATATTTTCTGAAAATAGGCAATTGAAACATGAAGTATATTATGGCAATTAAAATGGGAATTTGTAGTTCGTCATACATTACGTCTAATGAATCGCCATTATTTTGTTTTCTAGTATGATGTTTCATTATGTCGTCATTTGTCGTTTCATTCCGAATGTAATCTACATTAGAACTGGTTGGAATATAATTAGGTTTAATTTGATTATCCATTGACAATCCAATTGTATCGGTTGGGATATGACTAGACGGTAATCCGGTTAATCCTACTGCGCTTGCTTGTTGTATACCTGATATAAGTTTATTAATAACCGATTGTTCTAACGCGTTTGGCATATTATTTCCCGGTGGTTGAGCTGGAGCCTGTCCAGGTCCTTGTCCGAATGATCTTAAATCATTATCTCTAGATTGTGTAAACTGTTCTAATTTATTATCAACGATTTCATTTTTTGCCATAATTATATTAGGCATTGTTTCTGAACCTCCTCCCATTGCTGGATTTGTAGGCAATGAATTAATATCTGTAACATCACTCATTTAATATAATAATAGATTGCTAGATTTTATTCTTTACGCAAATTCTATAATTTGTTTAGATTTATCACAGTGTTTTAAATTTTCTTTGTATGTATAACATTTATCGTCAAATTTGAAAATTTTATCTTTTATTTTATCAAAAGTAGGTGCTTTAAATACTAGACAATTTCTCTCTTTGCATGCTTTTCTAAATAATGTAGAGATTCCAACTCCTAAAAGTATTGACATTAAAATCTTCCCATTTCTAGAATGCAATATTTGTTTCAACTCCATTATATATAAAATATTTATTATTAATTTATGAATATTTTATAATGGTATGAATTTTAAATAATATAAATTTTAAATAATATGAATTGTAAGTAATAATTTTATGAATTAAAATATTTGAGATATAGAATAATTATTTTGTTAGTGTATTATTATTTATCTTTATCCTGGATAGAAACAATATTAATAAGCTTCTTATCACTGGGACATTTAACTTCTGTTGCGGTAAATTAGTAACAATTATTTGCATAATCTTTGTATTGTATTTTATTTATATTATCCGGTGTTGGATATACGTAAATAACGGTTGGTGTAGGATTAAACATATAAACAATAAACAGTCCTAATACTAAACTAATTAAAAATGCTGGGACTGATATCAAATCAAAGAACATCTATAATTATATATAATAAAAGAATAATATTACCTACTATTTTTAATAATTTTTGGTGTTTCTCCAATGTTAATTTCAATTTGCTCTGTTATAAATGGTTTTTGAATTAAATGCATCATGTTATCATCGGTTTCAATTGAATTATAACTATATCTTAAATTGCGGTTTCTCTCTGCGTTAGGTTTTATTTTATTAATATATAACTCAACCATTTCTCTAATGTATTCTGGTCTCGTATCGTTCGTATAATCTTTATTTAATTTTTTTAATTCTTCAACATTTTCATATAAAGAAACGATTCCATCATCTAAATTACTTTGCTTAGTTGGATTTTCAACAATAAGTAAATAGTCTGTTAACAATGAATTATATGCTTTATTAAATTCAATAAAGTTATTTTTATAATCTTCAAATTTTTTAATTGTTTCATCTTCTGTAGAAAAGTTGAATAATAGGTTTAATTTTGTTTTAATAATATTAATTTGTTCTTCATCTCTATAGGTTTTATATTCTTGCATGACATTGTATTTTGTGTCGTATAATCCTAATTGAATTTGAATGTCTAATTTACATGGCGGAGATGCGTTGCATACTGCCCTTAAAATTCTATTTTTATTAGAAAATTCAGTTCCGCCGGGTCGGTTACAATTGACGCATTTTTGTTTAAAGCGAGAGAATTTCTCTCTCTTTTGTTTTTTACTTAGGTCACTATCAGATGTATATTTTTTAATTTCATTTTCTTTTGCTTTTTCATATTTTGCTTTTAATTTATAATATTCATCGGTAGCAACTAAAATGTCTTCGTTCATTTATACATTAATAGTATATATTTTTTCTAATATTTTGGCGTAGATGTTAAAATGCCTAATTCAGGATGATCGCTCCAATTAGGTAAATCTGTTATTAATCTTTCACTCGTTTGTTTTTTAATTTGTGCAATCTGTTGTAATTTTGAGACAATATACTCTTGTTTTTTTCTATTTCTAATTTCCATTTCTACAGGTGTAATTTTTCCTTTATATTTATAAATAAGTATTCCTGAAATAAATAAAATAAGAAATACGAGCATGCTTATATTGAATACGATATTCATATATTTATCTTTAAATTCTCTACATTGTTTAAGTGAGCAAGAAATAAAATATTTAACTCCGGGTTCAACTAATGTTGTATTTACGCGCTCCATAATTATTACTATTATTTTAAGAAAATAAATTATACACATTATATATTATTCAATATGTCAGATATATCAATTGGAAATTCATTAACTGGTTTAATTTATTTTATAGTGCTAACAACTATTTATTTTGGATTTAAAGTATTCTATCAGTCTCCAAAAATAATTATGATAATGACAATAATTTATTTTTTGGCATTATTAATTGGTGAATTTTTTATAAATGTATCAGTAAGTAATGATTTATGTGGGTCTAGACAATATGGAACCGCTGCAATTGTTACATTTATACCTTGGATATTTATTTTTGGGTTCTTGAAAATGTTGTTAACTATTTTTCCTGGTTGGTTATCTCCGTTTTCAAATACATTTGGTTATTTAGTTACAAAATTATTTGGAATAGGTGAGGTGTTGAATAATATTTTATCTACTAAATTTGACAATGATAATGTGCCTGAAAATATGAAAGTTGCTGCTGAAGCTTTAGAACATATTTATAATGACAAATCATTACTAATAAATGAAATTACACAAGAAAATTTTGATACCTTTTGGAAAAGAATGTCAGATTCTGGGTTCTTTAAAAAGAATGCTGGAGAGTTTAAAGAAAAATTGCGAAATTTTGTAAAAATGAAAGATACAGTATCTGAATTTATTTGGTTTATATTAAGTGGTGGTCTAGTAACTTCTGTAAGTTATAATTATATAGTAAATAGTGATTGTAAAAAATCAGCTGATAAAATGAAAGAAAACGTCAGCGAGACACAGGCAAAGGCACAGGCTGAGTTGGAAGCTAAGAATGGGAACCCTGTTCGTGTATATACTTCTACCGAATAAATGATTTAATTATATAAGTTTAGGTGATGCTAGATAATACAAGACAAATAAATATGATAATATAGACAATATGATTGCTAAAAGCCATATAGGAATAACCGTTTTTTTTGTTTTTCCTACACCAAATGGCCGTAAACTGCCGTCATTATTATATAAAAAATTTGGTTTAATAAAAACTAATGTTCCAAATAAAATTAAATATATAGAAATAGCTACTGAATTTATGTGATTTCTTATAAATATTCTTGAAATCATTATTAATTATATATAATAATAGAGTTATTATATATTTTATAATACTTAATTTACAATTTATAATTTACAATATTTTTGAAACCTCCAACATATAATAACTTATAAAAGTAGTAATAGATAATAATGTGCCTCCCCAAAACATATCAATTGTAGCTGTTTTTAAAGAATAATCAGAAAATATGGCTAAATTTGTAAAATCGAATACACCGTATAAGACAAATCCAAATAAGAAACCGTTAAATAAAGCATCTTTAATCCAGTTATTTCTATTAATATGTTTATATACAAAATAATATTGTCCAAAAATGATTAAAATATATGAAGCGATTGCATAATTTAATTTAGGAATGAATTTCTTATGTTGAACGTTTTCAATTGTTTTTTTCCATATATCACTGAGTGCGTTTAATACTATACCATCAATAGAGAGAATTAATAACGCATTTAAAATAATGATTTTAACGAGTTTATTCATATATATTATAAAATAATTTAAATATAGAAATATTAATGATATATAATATATTTATTATATAATTATGGATAAATTAGACGTACTCAATCGGACTACTGATGTAAATAATGAAATTAAACGTTTGGATACAACGGGTGTATCGGTTTCTATTCCAGTTATAAATGAGGTTTTTAAATCAAGTGATACTAATACTAATTTGAATACTAATTCTGTTAATTTAATTGATTTTTCATTGGAAGATATTTTTGTAAATTTGACATTAATCGCACGAATAGAAGTTGGAAATAAATTATATAGAGCTGATAAATATGTAAATATTGACACCAGTTATTTTCAGTTTTTATCTCGTTGGTTTTCAGGACAAAATAGGTCAGATAGTATAAAATTTACAGCAATCATATTGACAAAAGCATTTGAGATTAGCGACACATTAACAAAACAAAAGGATGACGAATCACGACAGAATTTATTAAGATTGAATACGGCATTATCAAACTCAATTAATGGCCTATCTAACCTATCTCAGACATATCATTATGATAAATTAGCCCAATCAGAAATTGATGTTATGATTAATAATATTAGAACAAAGTTGAATATCCAATCCAAACATATCCAATTTGTAGATTACGTATCTGATAAAAAAGACGAGCCCAAATTTCAGAGAGAAATTACGCATGATAAACAAGAAAGTAAAAAAGAAAAAGAAAAAGAAAATA